CAAGGAGATGCCTCGCGGTGCGAGGTACTACCTCACGAACGACTTCCAGTCCGGCTTCGGAGTGGCGAGCGACGGCACGCTGATCGGTCTGTTCTCGACGGTCAAGGGCCGCGGTGAGGACCTGGTGTGGGACGCGGTCACCCACAAGGGCGCGAGCAAGCTGGACTGCTTCGACGGGTTCCTGCCCGAGTACTACAAGCAGTTCGGGTTCGTCGAGACTGAGCGGGTCGCGAACTGGACGGCAGGTGAGCCGGACGTCGTCTTCATGGCGCTGAGTGTGTAACCTGCGCAAGAGTGTGATACTGTCACAACATCGAGAGGGAGAGGGCATGACCAGCAAGGAACTGCGCGAGGCGCACAAGGCAGGCGGCAGGATCGTGGGGGCGGTCGCCCCGGCCTTCGGGCGAGAGATGGACTACCGGCCGCGTCGACCGAACGACGGGCTGCCCTGGATCGAGAAGGGACAGGTGCATGACTGGGCCCGATACCGCAGTCGTGAAGTGCAAGTGTCGCAGTAGTGCAAGGCGAAACCCCTGAAGGGGGGTCTGGCCGGGCGGTTCCCGGTCACTGATGAGCCAACCAAGGAGCGGACATGGACGGATACAGCATCACCCCCGAGTACAGCGTCGAGGAGCTGGCCGAGCTCCTGGCCGAGCTGGAACTCACGGAGCGGAGAAGGGTCCTGGAGCTGGCCGACAAGATCGCGGCATCGCACTACGAGTGAAAGGCGAAACGCCCTCGGGCGTCTGGCCAGGTGGTTCCTGGTCACTGATGAGCCAACCCAGCAAGGCCCCACCAGATACCGAGGCTGAAAGGCCCCACACATGCAGATCACCATGCACAACCAGGTCACGCGTTCCCTTCGTGGATACCGCGACTGCTGCAACTGGGAGGTTGCCTTCTTCAGGCCTAACGCCTGAGCCGTGCACTGCAACACCTCACATGTAGATCCCAGCCGGCCTCGGTCGGTCGGGGCTCTGTGAACTCAATGTGAAACGCCTGACTGACTGCCCTCAGTCGCTCAGGCGTCGGCCAGGCGCGGCTGCCTGGTCCTGATGAGCAGCCATTACCGAGAGGCAAGGGACACCATGATCCAGATCAAGGCGGACACCCGGACGCGTGAGCAGTACGTCCAGAACATCATCGACACCTGGGAGGCGGCGACTCCCGACCAGGAGACGCAGGGTCGCCTGTGGTACGTCACCGCCCACGACCTGGCCGACATGATGACCGAAGGCAACGTCCGGGTGGGCGCTGGTCTCCTGGCTGCGCTGTCCCCGCAGACCGCCTGGCCCCTGAACGTCGAGCTCGCCAGGAACGCGTACGAGACGGGCCACCCGTCCGGTCACCTGGGAGACGCCCTGGCGAAGGCCGCCAAAATCCTGGCTGGTGCCGACCCGACCGAGGTGCTGCCCATGGACCGCAAGACCGGCCACTTCTACCGCTGCATCCTCGACCCGATGGACGCGGACGCCGTCTGCATCGACAGGCACGCACACGACATCGCAGTGGGGGAGGAGTACGGCGCTCGTGACCGGGGCCTGGGTGCCAAGGGGCGGTACGCACTGATCGCGCACTGCTACCGGGAAGCTGCCCTGCGCCTCGGTGAACTCCCCTCGGTCCTCCAGGCGGTGACCTGGGTGGTCTGGCGGGACCGCCTGGTCGGCACGTCCACGAGGGGAACCATGTTCGCTACTGCGGCGTAAGTGTGCAAGTGAAGCAAGCCGAAACCGCTCGGAAGGGTGGTCGGGGTGGGGTGGCTCCCGCTCCCTGATGATGGCAGCCAAGACTGTGAAGGTGTGACTGATGAAGTTCTGGCGCAAGCGTAAGACCGAGCAGGCCCCGACCCTGGTGGTCCAGCACGACGCACTGAGCGACGCCCTGACCGGGCTGGCGAGCGTGTTCGGGGACGGCATGACCGCAGACCACACCGGGTCGGGCTTCACCTGCACCGAGGCGGACATGATCGCCCGAGTCCTGGTCGTGGCCGGGCACCGCGACGAGGCCGTGACATGGCTGGAGGGCCACGCGTCCGGCGACGACTGCGGCGACGACCACTGGCACTTCGACGGCGACGACGACGAGGAGGGCCGGGTGCTCAGCGAGACCGAGCTCACCGCGTACGTCGAGGAGTTCGCAGCATGAGCGCCGAGATCCGTAAGCGCACCACCCAGCTCCAGGCCCTGGTCCGCGAGGTCGAGGGATGGCGCGAGGAGCAGGACCCCGGCACCCCGGAGTGGCACACCCTGGTCGAGCTGGCGGAGCAGGTGCAGGGCCTGCTGACCGCCCTGCCCTGGACCATGCAGCCGACCCCCACGGTCGACGAACTGGTGGAGCTGATCGGCCTGTGAGTACCGCGACCCTCACCCTGACCATCGTCAACGCATACGAGGGCGGCTCGGAGATCGTGACGACACCGGTCGTCGAGGTCCCCCTCCCGCTCCCCGCAGAGGACACCGACGAGCGCACGGACTGGGAGTACGAGCACATCTTCCCGCACACCGGCACCGGCAGATCGGAAGGCGACTCCTGGTACGACGTCGTGGTCGCCGAGTCCACGGCACCCGAACTCCTCGGCCTCACCTTCGAATTCGGCTACTAACCCAAGGCGAAACCCCTGGAAGGGGGTCGGGTGGGCTGGCATCCCACCCCTGATGAGCCTGCCGCACATGCAAGGAGAACCACAGTGACCCCCAAGTTCCGCACCCACGACCTGAACGTCCGCGACTCGAAGCGCAAGGACAAGGCGACCACCCTGGCCCGCAAGCACGTCCGCCACAACAAGTACGAGGGCAACGAGACCGCCGCCACCATCGCCGTCAACGCCTGAGAACGGGGAGTCACACAGTGCCCAGCATCGACGAGCTCAAGAAGCACGTGACCGACGAGCGTGCGCAGGACATCATCGACATCGCCTCCGGCGGAGGGATCACCTACTGGGCCACGGAGCCGACCGACGAGGAATTCGCCGGCCTGCCCGAGGGCAAGACGTGGACGATCACCGAGGGCACGGCGCCGCATCCGATCTTCGCCTTCGACGATGTGCGTGAGGTCGAGGCAGTCCACTACCTGAGCGCCGACGACATCCGCGGGGCGTACGCCAAGCTGCTCGACATCGACCAGCGGTACGTGAACCGCGAGTACCACGGCTACATCATCGAGTCGTGGATGGACCGGGACGACAAGCAGGGCATCGACGCAGGGCACATCGACGCGGGCACGGCCGACATCATCGTCCAGCTCGCCGCACTGGGGGAGATCCGATACGGCTGACTTTGTGCAACCTGCGCAGCAGTGATACTGTGACCACATCAAGGCGAAACCACCCAGGGGGGTGGTCGGGGGGAGTGGATCTCCCCTCCTGATGAGCCAACCTACTGTGAAGGTGTGACCGATGGACGTCATCGAGAAGGTCAACGGGTACGGGCCGACCGCTCTGGCTCGCCTCGCCGAGTGCGTCGAGCCCGACTCGCACGTGAGTGAGGGCGCCGACTTCCTGGCCCACGTACGGGACAAGGTGATCGACCTGGTCGAGCGCCACGTCGAGGAGGAGGGGGGCCCGCGCGCTGAGGTGGTCGCCCGCTACCGGGAGTTCATCCAGGGCGAGGCCGCCTGGAACGGCAGGAGCACCGACCTCGATGAGAAATGGCGCCAGTTCGTAGACCTCCGTGCCTACGAGGAGAACATCGCCGAGCTCGGCACACCCACCAACAACACGATCGAAGGACGCGCCGACCTGGCGCTGTTCTCCATCGGCTTCCGCCTGGCGAGCCAGCTCGTCAGCCAGATCGAGGAGGGTTCCAAGTGAGCCGCATGAAGGACCTGGCCATCGACATCATGAGCTTCGAGGCCGACGAGCTGGAGATCGACGACATCCTGGACCTGTTCGCCACCCTGATCCGGAGCGGCATGGCCTGGACGTTGCAGGGTTCGTACGGCAGAACCGCCCAGGCCCTGATCGACCAGGAGATCATCAGCCCGGAGGGCGAGATCCTGACCGCGATGGTCCCGGCATGAGCGAGATGCCCCGCCAGTTGAGTGCACGGGTCGACGACGAGCTGGCCCGCCACATCAGGACTCTCGCCCCGACCGGCCTGAGTTACAGCGAGATCATCAAACAGGCGGTCGCCCAGTTCGCCACCGTCTACCGAGTCGCCGTCGAGAACGGCGTCGCCGAGCCGGACGAGATACCCAAGCTCACCGCCTACCGGTACGAGCTTCCCCCCAAGCCCCAGCCGCCCCGCACGGGGGCGATCACCCTGAAGGAGACACCCCATGAAGACCGCAGCCCGATTCGTCCTGACGTTCCTCGCCCTCGCCCTGCTGGGCTCGGTCACCTGGACCTCGCCGGCCTCCGCCTCGGACGTCAAGCCCGTGAGACTGCCGGCGCAGGTGAAGTACGTCCCGGTGTTCCACGTGCCGACCAAGCCGTGCGCTGACGACAGCGACGACCGGAACTGCTACTGGGACGCGGCCAAGCGAGGCAACGGCAAGGGGTACTCGTACTACGTCGACCGCGCTGGCAACGTGACGTACCTGAACCCGAAGCTGAACGACCCGGCCAAGCGCAAGGCGTGGGCCAAGAAGAACAAGGCCCTGAAGCGCGAGTACTGGGGCACCGTCTGGGGACACCGCCTGTGCTACGCCAAGGTCGGCGACACCTCGTACGTCTACTGCTTCGACGGCTTCACTGAGTCGTCCTGATCTGTGCAAGTGTGCCGAAACCTCCTGGAAGGAGGTCGGGGTGGGGTGGTGCCCACCTCCTGACGATGGCAGCCACGGTGAGAGGAGCACGACAGTGCAGAAGCGCAGCCGCATCGGCAAGAACGAGGTCTCGGGTCTCGGCAAGCTGTACCTCCAGGGCGGCGACGCTCTGAAGCGCGACGAGATGAGCCTGACCAACGCGGAGTACGCGGTGTTCGCCAAGCTGGCCTGGTTCGGGCTGGCCAAGCGCGTGGAGGAGCAGAGGTGGTCCATCACGGACCTGGGCATCGGCTTCATCGAGGGCAGGACGCGCGTCCCCTCGGTCGCCATCACCCTGGACCGTGAGCTCGTGGGCCTGGAGGGCGAGCTCGTCAAGGCGGGCGACCTCCACTCCGACTTCTACTTCGCCGCCGCGTGAGTCGACAGAGCTCCGGCTGGGAGTACATCCACGGTGTCCCGCGGTGGGCGCCGACAGTAGAGAGCGCCATCTCCGAGCTGACGTACGACAAGTACGGCCAGGAGTACGAGGAGTCCGTCGCCAAGCTGATGGACGTCGCACGAGCCGCACAGCGTGACTGCGCCGACCGGCTGACCGAGGCCGGGCACAGCGAGGCAGCCGCCCTGATTTTCCCCACCTACCCCGAGGAGCACTGAGAGTGAAGATCGCCATCACCATCACGGTGGACGTCAAGGACCCGGCCGAGTGGACCCGGTCGTTCGGCGTGGAGCGTGCGGCGGAGATCCGCCAGGACGTGAAGGACTACGTAGGCACCAACGTGCAGGGCCTGCGTGTGTGGGAGGAAGTCGAGGCGAAGGTGAGCTGGAAGTGACCGACCTGATCATCGGGCTCTCGGGTTACGCGAGGTCCGGCAAGAACACAGCGGCTGACGCCCTGATCCAGCGAGGCTGGAGGCAGGCGGGCTACGCCGACAAGCTGAAGGAGTTCCTGTACGC